CGATGATAGAATTAGCCTGCTCATTAACTTTTTTTAAATCATTAAATTCAGAAGTCTTTACATTAGACTGAGGCTTATTCGTATTATTAGCTTCAAATCTATTATTTTCTTGTTTTGATTTTTTCTTAGATTTTTTGGTCATAATTAATTAACTCTGTATTTCTGATTTTGATTAATGATGTTTATATTGAGCGCATTAATTAAATATGATTTTATTTTTAAAATTATATAAAAATCGATAACGTCAAATGGTACCTTTTATTTTTTATAATTTATTTAGTGATTATTCTTGATAATTAGTACCATTTCTGACACGAGCATGCTCTCGCCATTCCATGAGTTCAGATAAGTTTAGTTCATCCATGGCAGACGGTTGCCAATGAAAGATTAACGCAATATCTGCCATTGCCTCTTCTACTCGGTTAGGGATTCCTTGTTGGCATCGTTCGAGTTCGGGGACAAAAAATTAATTACCTCTTTAGTAATTTCCGATAAGTCAATTAAATCTAAATTAAATACTTCATGTTCAGCAATAGATGGTGTTGTAATGCGTGGTAATACTTTTGCTAATGAATCGATATCTAAATCAATAAATTCGAGTAATTTAACTCCACGTAAATCACCTGTTAAAGGTTTGCGAATAGTTAATTCGTTTATGGTGGATTTACCTGATGTAATTCCAGTTTTTAAAGTGATTTTTTTTATATTAGCCATTTGTTTCCCCTCGTAAGAAGCCCTTTCGGGCTTTTTTATCTAAATAATTAATTGTAAATATAATTTTTATAGTCCAATTGCATTGCGTGCTTTTGATAGACGATCTTTACCATTTACTTTGTCGATCATGTTGATCACGTCGATTTCAATAATTTCTTCGTTATCGACGATCTCTTTATAGTAAGTGCATTTCGTCGTAATTTTGGTTAGGTTGCTTCCACCCAGTTTAAGTTCACCACGATCGTGTTTTTTATGACGACCGTTAACGATAATTTCAACTTTAACAAAGTTTTCACTATCTTCTTTTTGATAAGCACCTGCAAAACGTAAAGTGACGCCATTAAGTGAACTACCATGCTGTTTTAGTACTTCATGAGCTAATCCACCGATTGTCCATTCAATATTTAATGCATCATCTTCATATCCCATGTCGATTGGAACGCTTGCTGGCATGCCTGCACCACGATAATTTTCAAATTTTCGTGTTAATTTTGGTGGTGTGAATGATTCGACTTCACCAACAAAAGAGTTTCCGTTGACATAAACATTGAAGTATTTGAGTTTTTTTGGTAGAGCCATTTAATTATTCCCCTTAGTTAGTGGCGACAGAATTAGCCAGATCAACCAAATATTTATCGGTAATGCGTTGGCGTAACATAAGATTTTCAAGTGGCGGGACAGGTGTATAATCATAATCAATATATAATTTACCTGCTTTTAGAATGTCTGCTGTATTAGCTTCAGGATCAAACCATGCTTTACCATCAATAATATAACCGTTAGATTTTAATTCACGGAATTTATTATTAATTGATTCAATTAAATCTTTAATTAAAGAAGCATGCATTGGTGCGTCAACTAATTGAAATTGTGCTTCAGCGATAGTGTCAGCTAATACTTGTGCTGTACGAGTGTAGTTTTCAAACGCAAATAATGTATCAGCAGAACAAGTTCGAGATCCCCAGAAGCGATAGCCTTGATTGCAAATTAAGGTAGTTACATCGTGTTCGTTTAAGTAATTTGAATCAGAACTTTCTTCTTGCAAATCCCAAAATACATCGTTAGAAATACCTGTAACACCATTGACAGGAACATTTGATAATGTTTTATGCCAACCAACTTTCTGGTCAATTTGTGCACGTAGTCCTAAAGCTCTAGCCGTTGCAGCTAAAGTGACATTTTGTTTTTGTGTGTTATCAAAGCCGATAAAATTTGGCCAAATTACCATTGCTTCACGAGCACCTAATTTATCGCGATAAAGTACCGCTTGCTCTTTGGTTTTAGCACCAAAAGCTGAAACATAACAAAAGGCACGTAATTTTTGTGCTAATGAGATTAACGCAGTTGCAACAGGTAATGAGTCATAACCAGGCACGCCTAAAATACGTGGTTTTACTTTTAATTGAGTTTGTGCTGAAAGCAGTGCTTTCATACCAGTATATTTGCCATCTTCAGTCGTGCTACCAATGATATTTGCTTCAGTCTCTTCAATAGTTGCACCTTCTTCAACACGAACCGCAACAATAACAGGTGAACATTGATCTGCAATTGCTTCTAGTGTTGGTTTAAGTGTTCCTATTGAGCCAGCTTTGCCAATTGCAGTATTGACATTGGTAATCAAAACTGGGGTGTTAAGTGGAAAATGCGTCGCATCGGCATCATCGCCAGTACAAACAATACCAATAACAGCAGTTGATACTGTTCTGATAGAGCGTGAACCTTCGTTGATTTCGATGACTCGGACGCCGTGATGATAGTCGTTAGCCATAAGTTCTCCGTTGTAATTTACATATTGTAAAGTTAATGTACTAATCAATATTTACATATTTAATACAAAGGAGTTAGTGATTGGATTTGTACTTAAAATTATTACAATTTATATTGAAAATCTTTATCAGATATAATGTATATAACAAACTTAAAAACTGTCATTTATTATCCTAAATCGTATAGCTAAATGACAGTGATTATTCTTAAAATTAACTATTAGGATTTTTTGGCCAGTCAATATTTGGTGTTTGTTCGATATCAATGCGATTTACCAGCACTCGATATTTTTTCCATTCAATTAATAACTGTGCTTCTTGCTCATTGGCAATTTGTGAATCAACGGCATCTTGTAAATAACTGATTTGCGTTGTTGCTTCAGCGAGAAGTTGATTTTTCTTGGTTGAAGCTTGATTGATTTCATATTGATGCTGTTTATTTTTATCAAATTGCCATTTTTTTCCATCCCAGCTATCAAATTCACTGGCTGGTTTTAAATCAGTATAACCATCAGGAATTTCACCTACCTCTTGAAGGGTGGTTTCTGCACCTGTTTCAATTGAGTAAATTTTAGTGCCACGCAAATCTTTAGGATAGGTCCATTGTTGACCATCATGAATGATTGCCTGATTATCTTTAACACTTTTTGGTGCTTCTAAATAAGCATTAGCTGGTAAGCCAACACCAATTGGTAAATATTGATAGGTTGTTTGTAGAAATTCACCTTTGGCATCAACGTTATAAACAATTGTCCAACCGGCAGAAATTGTTAAGCCGTTATTATCTAATACTGCTGATTCTGGTTGTAATTGATATTTCATTATTTTTCTCCTAATTATTCTGCTTTAACTATATACATAAATGCGACATTGCGGGGACGGTTTTCATTAGCAACAGGTACAACTTTTGATGCATTAAAACCTAATCCATTTGGGTATTTTGTAGGAGTGCCTGGTCGAGACCCCGTTGTTCCTCCGTTTCCTCCTCCGGTCTCCGGTCGAACACCGCTTCCTCCTCGACTTCCAGATCTATCTGTTGAACTAGAGTTAGGTGTATTAACTAGAGATTCTTCTGTTGAACTAGAGTTAGGTGTATTAACTAGAGATTCTTCTGTTGAACTAGAGTTAGATGTTAAATGTCGAGAACCTCCTGTAGACGTGAATTGAGAACCTCCTGTAGACACGGATTGAGTTCTAGTAAATGCCCCCGACAAAATAGGATTATAACCATCCATATCATGTATTGGCATAACTTCTCCGTAAATATTTCTTATGGCATCATCCTGAAAACTTAGAATATCTCTTTCGGGGTCTAATCCTCTACCGTTATCCTTACCTCGAATAAAAACTCCTCTCAAATCTGGTAATTTTCCGGATGGATATGCTGCAGACAGTTTTGGGAATTGGTTTTTATCGTACTCAGCCCCATTACATTCAAAATATCCATCAGGTGGTTGAACTTGTGGCCAAGCCATCGGTACTCCCACCGGTGTAGTTCTATCCCTAACAAATTTATCTAATCCTCCAATTCGTGATGAATCAACATAGCCTGCAGACAAACCATCATTATTGAAATGCCAGACAAATTTATCATTAACAACATCAAATACACCTGCAGTAGCATCGTCTTGGATAACAAAAACATAACGTTTGTTAGCTGTCGATAGTTGAGAGCGATCATTTAAATATTTTAATCTATCTGTTATATTTGATAATGCATTGTTGGTCTCACTAATTTTATTATGAGCGTTATTGGCATGCTCATGAGCAGTGATTGCTTTATTATCGACTACTCTAGTGTACTCATAAGTATCATGAACTGCTTTGGGTGTCGCTGCTTGATTTTCAATTGTTGAATTAGTAGCTGAATTTAATTGAACAAACCCTTTTGAGTTTGTGGTAGCATTGGGGTGATTAGTTGATTTTTCATGAGCAGATATTAAATCATTTGTTTTTTTTATTGCGTCAGTAACCAGATTGTATGCTTTCTTTACGGCTAATGGTGTTGCCGCTTGGTTTTCGAGGTTAGAATCAATGGCTGAATTTAACTGAACAAACCCTTTTGAGTTTGTAGTAGCATTGGGGTGATTGGTTGATTTTTCATGAGCAGATATTAAATCATTAGCTTTTTTTGCTGCGTCAACTGCCAGATTGTATGCTTTCTTTACGGCCAAAGGTGTTGCCGCTTGGTTTTCGAGGTTAGAATCAATGGCTGAATTTAACTGAACAAACCCTTTTGAATTTGTGGTGGCACTAGGGTGATTAGTGGTTTGTTCATGATTGGCCATTTTGCTGGTGATTAAATTGTCCACATCTTGGCGGGTAGCTAATACTACAGATGGATCAAATTTAAGGGTAACCGCATTAACATTATCAACCACAATAATCATTCGTATGACTTGTGTTCGACCACTGCCTTCGGATAGTTGAGGTTTATAGGTAATAGGGCAATTACCGACAGCGACTAAAGTATCATCTTCATCATATAAACCGATTTCATTAATAAACCAACCACCCTGATTTTCAGGGATAACTAATTCAGCGATGATTTGATTAGGATTTTTTTCATCCGTGGTTAATGAATTAAGCGGTGCTTTATATACTTCATGAATTAATTTGGTTTGACTGGCATCTGGTGTTGTCGCACTACCATTTGCATCACCAACAGCCATCTTACATAATTTAAGTGGAATACCTAAAGCGGTAGCATTGGCTAGTAATGCTGCCCCTTGTTGAGTAATTAACGTATAAAACTTTTGACTCATATTTTCATTCCTATAAAAAAATTCGAATCGCCTATAGGCGATCGAATGAGCTGATTGTGTTTGTTTTAAATGTCTAGTTTATGAATACCTTATAAAGTGCATTAGATTTACATTTTATAAAATGGATTGCTAAAGATAGTGACACAGTCTAAAAAAATTAGTTAATGGATGGGGTTGTAAAAAAAATGATTACAAACAGCTAAAATAGCAAATTGCTAGAAATAAAGAATATGAATAAAAAAACCTTAGTGAAATTACTAAGGTTTTTGTTGATTAATTAGCTTTATTTTGGTTGGTTTGGCCATTCGATATTAGGCGCTTGTTCGATATCAATGCGATTTACCAGCACTCGATAGTTTTTCAATTCAACTAGTAATTAAGCATTAGCCAGTAAACTAACACCAATTGGTAAATATTGATAGGTTGTTTGTAGAAATTCACCTTTAATGTCAATGTTATAAACAATTGCCCAGTCAGCTCAAATTGTTAAGCCGTCATTATCTAATATTGCTGATTCTGGTTGAAGTTGATATTTCATTATTTTTCTCCTAATTATTCTGCTTTAACTATATACATAAATGCGACATTGCGGGGACGGGTCTCATGTCCGCCCGTATATGCTGTGTCAAAAATATAATCTTCTTCATATCTATTACTACCAGACCCCCATGGATTCCCATCACCTTGCTCATTGTAGGTTGCAATTAGTGTACTATGGTTGTGACTTTGAATCATGCAATCTTGCCAGCTTAATATTTCTCGATTTGGATCAGCATCTTTCCAGTGATCCCAACCTCTTATAAATTCACCTCGCAAATCTGGTAGCCAACGATGGTATACGGCACCTAGTTTAGGAAATTGTTCTTTATCAAAAGGTGAACCATTACACTCAAGCCAGCCTTCAGGAGGTTGATTACATGGCCAAGGTTGTGGAATTCCAACTGGAATCGATTTATTACTAATAAAGTGTTCTAAATCAAAAATATTATCCATTGATATTTTTGCATTTAAGAATCCCTCTCTTTGAAAATGCCATATTATTTTATTTTCATCAACATCATATCCCACAATTGAGCCATCGTTACGTATAAGCAAGCAAAATCGCTTATCTTCTGAATAGATGCGAGATTCAAGTCCATCGCAATGAAATTTATCAGTAATTTCGTTTACGCGCTCATTAACTTGTTTAACTGCCAAAGGTGTTGCTGCTTGGTTTTCAAGATTAGAATCAATGGCTGAATTTAACTGAACAAACCCTTTTGAGTTTGTGGTGGCACTAGGGTGATTAGTAGTTTGTTCATGATTGGCCATTTTGCTGGTGATTAAATCTTCCACATATTGACGGGTGGCTAATACTATAGATGGATCAATTTTAAGGGTAACCGCATTAACATTATCAACCACAAAAATCATTCGTATGACTTGTGTTCGACCACTGCCTTCAGATAGTTGTGGTTTATAGGTAGTAGGGCAATTACCGACAGCGACTAAAGTATCATCTTCATCATATAAACCAATTTCATTAATAAACCACCCCCCCTGGTTTTCAGGGATAACTAATTCAGCAATGATTTGATTAGGATTTTTTTCATCCGTGGTTAATGTATTAAGCGGTGCTTTATATACTTCATGAATTAATTTGGTTTGACTGGCATCTGGTGTTGTCGCACTACCATTTGCATCACCAACAGCCATCTTACATAATTTAAGTGGAATACCTAAAGCGGTAGCATTGGCTAGTAATGCTGCTCCTTGTTGAGTAATTAGCGTATAAAATTTTTGACTCATATTTTTAACCCTACAAACAAAAACTCGGATCGCCTATAGAGCGAATGAGGTGATTGTGTTTGTTATAAATGTCTAGTTAATAAATACTTTATAAAGTGCATTAAATTTGCATTTTATAAAATAGCTTAATAAAGATAGTGACACAGTCACAAAAAAATTGTTAATCAATTGTTTTGTGACAAAAATTATTACAAACAGCTAAAATAGCAAATCTCTAGAAATAAAGAATATGAATAAAAAAACCTTAGTGAAATTACTAAGGTTTTTGTTTACTAGTTACTTTATTTTGGCTAGTCTTTAAGTTGTAAAATCATCAGGAATTTCATCCATCTCTTGAATGTTATTCAGCTTTAACTATATACATAAATGTAATATCTTTACCATCAGGGCGATCTTGATTTCTAGAATTATCCCAATTTCGTAAATCTGGTAATTTATTATCCCAATATGCATAAGCTAGTTTCGGGTATTTTTCCGTATCAATGTTAGCTCCATTACACTCCAAATATCCTACAGGTGGTTTAGATTTAGGCCATGGTAGTGGGACGCCGACTGGTGTTAAAAAACGATCTATATTTGCTTCTGTGATGGTCTCAACCCAAGCTTTTTTTTCAGTGTAATATCCACAACGACTAAAAAGTCTTGGTAATTCATACTCAGCAACGTATAATTGCTCAACGCAACCATTGTAATAACCATCCCCACCATAAACTGCCAACGCTGCAGAATTACGAGTATATGTTAACTTTGGAGGGTTTGAGACAAGTTTATTGGTATTTATGCCATAGAAACCGGTTAACAATCGTTTTTCTGGATCACTCAATGGAGCACCGAAATTTGCACCAATCCCATAATCACCAGCTTTTAGAACTGATTTATCGTTAATAGTTACATCTTTTACATTTTTAAATTGCCAAATGTTTTCGGTTGAATCGTAGTCTAATTTGTTTTCCGATCTGTTAGTTTTAGCATCATAAAACGCATGTGAATAACTATCGCTTGAAGTCATCAATATCATTGAATCATTGTTAGAATTGTTAATTTTCAATCCGTTACTTGATAATGTCAATTGACCTGTCATTGTGTCACCAGCACGTTTTAATGCTCCGTTTGCCACATCATACACTTTTTTGACCGCTAATGGCGTTGCGGCTTGAGTTTCGATCTTAGAATCAATTTCTGAATTCAGTTGCACAAAACCTTTAGCTCTTGTAGTGGCACTTGGGTGATTGGTTGATTTTTCATGAGCAGTGATTTTTGCTGTAATTGTATCATTAACATATTTTTGAGTTGCAGTCGTTTGAGTAGCGTCGGCTCTTGGTTCAATGTATTTCCGTGCGGCAAATACTTCAGTTGTTTCGTTTTTCAGCTCAATAGCTTCTGTGTTATCGACAATGAACTCCATTCTAATCACTTGTGTTCGACTACTGTCTTCAAGGCAGTTGGGCTTATAAGTAGCAGGGTAGTTACCTACGGCGATCAGATTATTTTCATCATCAAATAAGCCAATTTCATGAATAAACCAGCCACCATCAGTTTCAGGTATGACTTGTTCTGCAATAATTTGACAAGGGTTTTCATTGTCGACGAATAATGTGTCGATAGCAGCACGTCTAACTTCATTAACTAATTTGGTTTGGGTTGCATCGGGTTTAGTTATATTACCGTTGCCATCACCCACTGCCATTTGAGTTATTTTAAGTGGAACGCCTAATGAGGTTGCATTATCTAATAATGCAACCCCTTTTTGGGTTAAAACTGTATAATATGTTTGATTCATTTTGTTATCCTCATAGTATCGATTAAATGAATAGTTGTGCCAAAATGGCTTTCATATTGCGTTGTTATTGTTTCAGTAATATAGGGATAGATATCTAACGTATTGATTAAGTGAATAGTTATTCCAAGATGGTTCTCATGCTGCGTTGTTACTGATTCTGCAATATAGGGATAGATGTCTAAAGCATTACCATCATAGCTACTAGCACCAATGGGTAAGGAACCTTTAGATATTAATTGAATAACCAAATTTGATAATTGACGTGATACTGGTTTAACATCATCAATTATGCGACTAAGTTCTTTATAAGATTCTTCGGTTATGCCAGTATCTGATACGCCAATTTCTAGCGCAAAAGAACCTGGAATTTGATTGTTTTGCCACCACTCACTAATTTTTATTAAAAAACCAAATGGCTCGACAGCACGGCGAATTGATTCTTTAGTACCTTTGAATTTATGAATCTCAAACGCTTCAGCTATAACTTTTCGTTTGATCTGCTCAGACCATTTTTCATCCCAACGGTCTACACTATATTGCCATGCCAAATAAGGTAGTAATTCATATGGACAAGTTTGTGGATCCCAAAGTGTGCGTAGTGGTATAGGAGGATCACAAGTAATCGTTTGTGAAAGTTTTTTTTCCAGTTTGGTAGCTGTAGGCGGAAGTAGTGTTTTATTCACCATAACCTGCTACCTCAATTTGATAATTTGAACAATAGCTAGCTTGCTCACGGCTGATGATAATATCTTGTGCAGGCTCTTGAAGTTCAACACGTTGTACACCAACAGCATGTAATGCTGAAATGATTGCACTGCGACTGATTCTTCGACCAATTCGATGTTTTTCACTAATATAAGCTTGCAAATTATCCATGACTGTTTTTCTAATTGGTTCTGATTCAGGCCCTGGATATAAGTAAAGTTTTGCTTTGATTTGATAATTAATTAATTCTACCGATTTAACGGTTACCCTATCGGCAATCGGACGACGATTGTCTTGATTAACCGCTTTTTTAACAATTTCAATCAATTCATCAGAGGCAATACCATTATTATCACGTGCTAATATTGCTAATGTAACACAAGCTGGTGATGGACTTTCTGCTGCGGCATCTAACACACGGCCATCAGCACTTCGAGCAAAAAATTCATAAGCAGCTCGAGGTCCAGCGACCGATAAGCCTTCAAATGCTGATTGAATTCGCATTCTAAAGTTGCTATCAGCTTCTTTGATTTCTTTAATAGCTGGTACAACACTATTATCTTCAGCTTGAATGATCAAACGATGAACATTAAAGTTTGCTCCTAAATTATCTAAATCCTGATCTTTAGCGTGAGCAATCATAAGTGCTTGTGATGCTTCGTTTATTCTTTGTCGTAGGAGCAGTTCATAATAGCTGCTTTCTTGTAATAGTTTTACTATTGGCTCACTTTCAAATTGTAATGTTTTAGCAACTTCTTCTTGATCTTGAGCGCTATAAAGTGAAAGAAATTTAGCTTTGCGACGATTAAAAATCTCCTCAAAATCTAACGATTCAATCACATTTGGAGAAGGTAATTTTGAAAGATCAGTTAATGTCGCCATGTTGCTACCTCAATTTCGCTAGTAAAGGTTTGATTTGGTTTGTCTATTCGTGAGCCCGTTATTTGTAAGGTTAATTTTTCTTTATCAGGTAAAACATCGACTGTATCAAGTTTTATTCTTGGTTCCCATTGAGATAGTGCCAATACCGTTGCTGAAACCACGCGTAATTTTGTTGCTTCTGTATTCGGGTTATCTAAAAGTAAAAACAGTAATGAACCATAATTGCGCCTCTCTATTCTGGAACCAATTGGTGTGGTAAGAATATCTTTAACTGATTGATTGATATGTTCCATATCGCTAATTGTTCGTCCTGTTTTGCTGTTCATGCCTATATAACTCATTGTGGTTTTCCTGTTGAATCACCACCAGCTTTAACGCCAATGTGGATGTGAGAATCTAATACAACACCGTTTGATGATAATTGACCTTGTTTATGAATGACATTACCAGTTAATGTGCCTGTATTCCCTTTAGCTCCACCACCACTTGCACTAAAAGATTTGAATGTTACATGATCACTACACTCTACTAACGGAGCATCAAGTTGAATTTTGCTACCTGCTTTAGCGGTTATTTGCTCACTGGCCTCAATCACAGCGATTTTGATACCTTTGATGGTTAATTGACTAGTTTCTGGTTCATATTCAAATGATGCACCATCAGGGAATGTCACAAAATAACCATCTTCAGATTTAGCTGGAGCAGGATTTGTATCACAATAAATGCTAGGTAATACACAACCTAACAAAAGGTTACCATGAGGGCTCAAAATAAATACTTGTTCACCTACCGATGGGCGCCACCAAGTGCGGCTTTTACCTGCACGATGACTAAACCAAGGTAACCAAGTTGTAATTAATTCACCTGTACGGACTTTAACCCGATCGCCATTGGTTTGATAAATTACACCAGGGCGAATCAGGTTTTCAATTTTTCGAAGAATGTCGACTAGGTCGGCGGGATGATAATTTTC